CAACATCCTGAAGAAACTATCTGGTATTCGTAAATGGCACAACAATTACAGAACATTACCGTAGCAGCTCCCGGCTTTTTTGGGCTGAACACTATGGATTCTCCTATAGGACTTAACCCGTCCTTTGCAGCTATTGCTGACAACTGTGTAATTGACCAGTATGGTAGAGTAGGCGCTCGTAAAGGGTGGACTGCTGTGTCTTCTAATGGTTCTTCTGTACTGGGTAGCAGCCGTGGTATTGAAACTGTACATGAGTTTATAGATAACTCTGGTGACAAGGTTGTACTATCAGCAGGCAACGCTAAAGTATTCAAAGGTACTACAACCTTAACAGACATTACTCCTAGTAGTTACACACCTACAGCTAACAACTGGAAAACAGTATCATTAAACAACCATGTGTATATGTTCCAGAGAGACCACGAGCCACTGATAGGCACAGACGAGTCAGGCTCTTTTGTGCTAGAAACAATGTCAGGACACAGCCACAGCACAGGTGTTACGCCACAGGGTAACGAAGTCTTAGCAGCTTTTGGAAAACTGTGGGTAGCTGATGTTACAGGTAACAAGCACACTGTCTACTGGTCTGACACGCTTAACGGACATGCTTGGACAGGTGGTACGTCAGGCTCGTTAGATGTTACTCTAGTGTGGCCTACAGGCTTTGACGAGATAACGGCTCTAGCGGCTCACAATGGCTTCCTAATCATCTTTGGTAAGAAGTCTATACTTGTGTACTCTGGTGCATCTTCTCCTGCCTCTATGACGCTTACAGACACCATAGAAGGCGTTGGCTGTATAGCCCGTGACTCAGTACAGCACACAGGCACTGACATTGTATTCTTGTCTGACTCTGGTGTTCGTAGCTTTGGCAGGACTGTACAAGAAAAGTCTATGCCCATGCGTGACATTAGTAAAAATGTCCGTAATGATATTAACAAAGCTATACTTTCTCAGGGAAACCCTATCAAGTCTATATATAGTGAAGACGAAGCATTCTATCTTTTGTCTTTCAGTGAGAGTAGTCTTGTATATTGCTTTGACATGCGCGGCCCTCTTGATGAATCAGGAGCGCACCGCGTTACCACATGGACAGGTATTGATCCTTTGTGTTTTGCTTTGTTAGAAGACGGAAGTATTTACATAGGCAAAGACTCTGGCGTTGTTAAATATACAGGTTATGTAGACGGTACAGCTTCTTATCAGCTAAGTTACTTTAGTAATCCTTTGGACTTTGGTAGTGCTGCTAACTTAAAGTTTTTAAAAAAGTTTAACCTGACACTTATCAGCAGTCCCGCTACTCCAGTAACTTTAAACTGGGGATATGACTACACGGAGTCTTACATTAAGCAAGCATTTACTTTTGCAGGCACAGCGGCCAACATTGCAGAGTACGGCACAAGCGAGTACAACACTGTTGCTGAATACACAAGTGGAACAGCAATACAAACGCCTAGAGTCAACTCTTCTGGCAGTGGCGAAGTAGTTGCTATTGGTCTTGAAGCTCAAATAAACAACGCAGAATTTTCTATTCAAAAAATCGACATACACGCTCTACTAGGGAGACTTATCTAATGTCTAATTACACAAAGACAACTAACTTTGCTGCAAAGGATTCTCTCCCTTCTGGCAATGCTGCTAAAGTTGTTAAAGGTACAGAGATCGACACTGAGTACAATAACATTGCGACAGCAGTGGCTACTAAAGCTAACTCTGCTAGTCCTACTTTTACTGGTACTGTTACAGCCGCTACCGTGAACGTCACAGGTACACTGACGGCTGACACAATTACTGGAGGGTTATACTAATGGCTTTAACTGATCTACTCCGCGCAGGTGGAGAGTATTACTTAGGACAAGAAAACATTGCAGGAGCAGAACAGCTAGGGCGTGAAGCTCAAGCGGGAATGCAAGCGTTAGCTCAACAAGTACCTGAGGCTACACAGTTTAGACCATACACTGTTACTAGTGGTCTAGCTAATGTAGCCACTACACCTGAAGGTGGCTTTGGTATTACACTGTCTCCAGAGCAACAAGCGGCACAGCAACAACTGCTAGGTCAAGCTACAGGGTTGTTTGGTCAGGTAGGTGCAGACCCTGCTACAGCACAAGCACAGCTATTTGAGCAGATGAGAGCCGTACAGCGTCCTGAAGAGGAACGTCAGCGTCTAGCATTGGAAGAGCGTATGTTGTCACAAGGCCGCTTAGGGTTGTCTTCTGCCGCCTATGGTGGTGCTTCCCCTGAGTTATTAGCTCAAGAGACTGCACGACAGGAAGCTATGGCACGAGCTAACTTGGCTGCTAGACAGCAAGCACAGGCAGAGCAGTTACAGGCAGGTCAGCTAGGTGGTATACTACAGGCCGCAGGTTATCAACCACAGGCTCAAGCACTAGGGTTATTTGGTGCTGCTCAGATTCCTGCACAGCTACAGCAGAGAGGTCAGTTAGCAGGGGCAGAGTTAGGTAGTCAGTTAGAGCAGTCAGGATTAGAGGCTCGTCTGCAAGCAGAAGACTTAGCTAATCGTTTACGTTTACAGCGTGACCAAGGCTTAATGACTAGCTTGTTAGGTCAACAGCCTACAACGCAAGAACAGCTAATGAACAGAATCATTGGTGGTGCAAACGCTACTCCTTTGGTAGACAGCGGTGGCTTCTTAGGTTCTATTTTAGATTACTTTAATAAAGACAAGTCTTCTTCTCCTAGTGCTTCAGCTTCTCAATTAATGTTTGGTAACGCAATGGGATTAACACCTGCTCAGTTACTTGCAGGTATTAGCGGCCCCAGTGCAGAAGAACAACTAGCACTAGAAGACTTAACAGATTACTAAGGAGAACAACAATGGCTAGAACAGATATTGCAGGACTCCTTACAGGCGTACCTAGCGGTGGTATTGATCCAATGGCTGTAGGAGGCACTCCTGCACAACAGAGGTTAGCCTTTGGCGCACAACGCGCACAAGGACTACAACGTGCTTCTCGTGGTTTAATGGGACAAGACACTAGAACTCCATCAGAGCAACTACAGATGGCTATGGCGCAGTTGGACATGTCTAACCCTGATGACCTACGTAAGATTGCTCAGATACAACAGCTTAGTGGCGACATAGCAGGTGCTGCACAGACTGCGGCCAGGATTAAGCAGATGCAGGAGCAAGAGAGCAAAGCTGAAGCGGCAGGTTTAAGGGCTTCTTCAATGTCTCAAGCATTAGAAGCAGCAGGACATGGAGACTTGGCTAGGCAGGTTGAGTTAGGAGACACTGACGCTTACAAAAGAGGATTAGAGTTAATTTCCCCAGAAAAAGGAAAAACATCTATTGAAGACATAGTAGACCCGACAACAGGAGTTACTCACAAGGTTGTATTAAGTGCTGATGGAACAGTATTACGCACTGTAGGTGTTAGTAAAATGCCTGAATTAAAAAGTGTAACTTTACCAAATGGTCAAATTGTTTGGGAAAACAAAGCTACAGGGACAAGAAGCGAACCTCAAGACACTCCAGAAGCTGCGGATCAGGACAAAGACAGAGTAGAAAAACTATATTCTGATTTAGCGGCTGTAGATAATGTTCTGGTTACTGTGTCAGAAGCTAAAAAACTAGCTGAAGACGAATCTATGACTACAGGTGTTTTTTATAACTTAGCTTCTATGCCTTTTGCTACAGATGCTAGAACTTTACAAACAAAAATAACAACACTACAGTCTACACTAGCATTTGATAGACTACAGAAGATGCGTGACGAGTCTAAAACAGGCGGTGCTTTAGGGCAAGTTAGTAACATTGAACTACAGCTATTACAATCTGCTTTGACTGCTTTAGACCCTATAGTTGGAGAAGAAGAGTTTACAAAACAGTTAGACAAAGTACAGAAACACTACACTAACTTTAAAAAGGCTTTACTAGGAGAGCCTCTTGATATTGATTGGTCAAGACCTGAATATAAAGGTAAGACAACTGTTGTTGATGGTGTTAGGTACATGGTAGATCCCGCAGACCCTACAAAAGTATTTGCCATAGGTAAAGAATAATGAGTGCATACACAGCCGTAACTGATCCTGAAATCTTAGCTAAAGTTCAGAAAAGTCTTGTTTCCGAACAGGCTGACTTAACTAAATCAACTGAGGTTACAGACCCTGTATTGTTTCAACAAATACAAGACCAGTTAAAAAAAGATTTAGAGACTAAAGAAGAAGTCGATATAATCACTGAAAAAACAGAAGAGCCTGGTGCTTTAGGGCAGTTTGTTGAAGGTCTTGGTGAGCGTTTAGGCGGTCGTGTTCAAACAATGCAGGAAATATCTGAAAAGTCTGGAGGATTCTCTGTAGGCGCTGACGGTAAGCCTGTCTATAACCCGCCTGAACAGCTTGGTTTTATTACAGATATACAGTCTGCGGGTCAAGTTGCAGGAGGTGTATGGGACGCTTTAGGAGAAACTCTTGTATTAGGCGCTAAAGGCATTTCTTTTATTACTCCAGAATTTATCAAAGGGCCAGTTAAGCAAGGTTGGCAATCTGGTGTAGACCTTATAATGAATAGCGAGAAAGGCGTAGAGGCTCTTCAGGCTGTTGAAAAAGGTGCTGAATCTTATGCGTCTTGGAAAAAAGACAATCCGGAATCTGCCTTGACTTTAGAAAGTGTAGTTAATATTGCTTTGTTGGTTTCTCCAGTTAAAGGTGGTAGAGCCACTAAAGGAAATCCTGAGTTTGTCGGCCCTACTAAGCCTCCTGTAGTTGAAAGAGCAGGACAAGCTATGATAGATGCTTCAGGCAAGCAAGTAACAGACAGAAGCACTAAGAAGGCTATTGATCTAATAGTACCTAAAGCGGGAGTACCTGAGCAAACTAGAGAAGTTTCTAGGCTAGGTTTTAAGTACAATGTAGTAACTCCTACAGCACAGGAACAAAGAATAGTAGATACTGTTGCTAAGTTGAAGATACCGCAGACTGCTTCTAGTCAAAGAAGTTTAAATCTTATTGACGATGCGATTGAGGCAGAAGCTAAGATACTAGAAAAGCAAGTAGCAGCATCTAAAGAAGCTATACCATTAACAGAGTCTTTTAAGCTATTAGATGATGTAGCCGCTAACACTAAAGCTACAGATGCTTTTGTTTCTACTAACCAACTTGGTAAAATGGTAGATGATGTTGTTGTTAAAGCTAAGTCTTTATTAGAGAACAACCCACAAACGCCATTAGGAGTTTTAAAGACGAGGAAGGAATTAGACGCTTATGTTAAGTCTTATAAAGCTAACACAAAAGCTTACCCTAGCCAAGACAATGTAGAAACAGCTTTGTCTATTGCTTTAAGAGATGTCAGAACTGCTTTAAACACTAAGGTTGCTGAGACAGCCCCTAAAGCTAATGTACTAGCTAGGCTTGAAAAACAAAGTAATCTCTACAGAGCAAGAGTCCCTGTAATAGAGAAAACTAAAGCAGACGCTTCTAACTCTCTAGGCAGACTCTGGCAAAACACTACAGGTGTGACAGGCGTTCGTATGCCTTCTACTCCCTTAGCTATTGGTGTTACTGGCGCTGCTCTTGCAGGTTGGCTTCCCGCAATCATAGGAGGCGTGGGTGTAGGCATAGCAGGTAGAGGCATTTACAGAGGGGCTATTTCACCCGAACTTAAAAAGTTTCTAGGACAGTCTTTAATAGCTTCTTCTAAAGCGTTAAAGCAAGCTAAAAATCCAGAAACAATAAAGCAACTAAGAGCAGACAGAGCAGTAATAATAGAGTTATTGAAGAACACTAAAGTAGAAGAAGAAGAACAGCAGTAACAAAAAAGCCCTATGCAGTCATCTACATAGGGCTTTTTAGTACCTACAACATTTACACTATCTCACACGCACCACCTACACAGGCCAACTCCTGGCTACCTGTTGTGTTGTCATCCTGCTCAAACTGTTCCAGAGCAGACCAGTCTACACTCACTGGCATAGCCGCTAGTAACTCCTCATACTTCTCAGCGTCTATGTCCTCATACGGAGCTTGTTGATATACATGATCGCTATACGGCAACAGACTAATACCACTACACAGATCAAAGTTATCCCATATCCACTGTGCAACTTCCAAGAACTCATCGTCTGTATAATAAACAGTAATGCTTGGTTTATGTTCACACCAATGGTTCTGGTAGGCTTTCCACAGCTTTAACTGCTCCATAGCACCTACCTGCTTAACTGTGGTGCAACCTTGTGGAGACTCGACAGGAAAGCTGAATACCAGTGACGCTTGACTCATCAGGTCTTGTTCTACTGGGAATCCTGCTGTTTGCATAAACTGTGCAAGTGGGTCTTTCTTGTCACTACGTACTCTGCGAATGTAATACTCAGAGAAGCGAGGATGGATGCCACTAGCAGAGTCGACAAGCTGAGATACTGTACCGCTAGGCTTAACACAAGTAATAGCCGCAGACTGATTAATTCCAAGTTTAGTAGCCCACTTCTCATTAGTCTTAATAGCAACGTCACGTATCTGTCCAAGCCACTTCTCCAAGTCAGGTGAGTCTCCTTTACTCAACAGGTAGTGATCCATAATACCTGTCATGCTCACGCCTAGCAACGCCTCCTCTTCCGTATTTCTCTTCCATACATTCCGTAAATAGCGGAAGTCTGTCAACGTAGCCTGTAGTGTACCAATGATAGCCGCTACCTCTGCCTTCTTCTTCAGCGTGTCTAGGTCATCTTCAGGACGTACTACAATCTCTGACAGGTTACAGAACTGATTACTGCGTAGGATGATCTCAGAGCATGGGTTAGTACCAAAGTCCTGCTCAGGGTCACGCCTACCGTTACGTGCAGCAATCTTCTGAGCAGCTACTCGACTGAAGATACCACGCTCTCCTGCCTTGCTCTCGTACATGTTCTGCATCTCTGCCAGGAAACTCTCAAAGTCTGGCTTCTCAGTGTACGCCACAGAGTTGTTAGCAAGCCTACGCTGTCCTTCTGTGTCCCACCAGTTGCCATTTTTAGCCTTAGCCATGCGTGGATCTGACAAGTTAGACAGGCTAATCAGGGCTGACCTACGCACACCACCAACAACTACAATGTCAGCAATCTTACAGCACACATCGTGGCACTCAAGGGAGGTTAGCTTGCGTCCTGCTGACTTCTGGAATATGCCTACACAGAAGTGAAACAGATCATCAAGAGGCTCTGGGCCACTAGCGCGTCCACCGAATGTCTTTAGCCTAGCGCCAGACTCCCGTATCTTGCTCATGTCCCACTTAGGTATCTTCCCTGCGTACAGCAGACTAATTAGCTCACGGAACGCAGAAGCCCAACCTATCTTGCTGTCAGATACGACAATGGTGCTGTCGCTAGGATGGAACTCTTCAGCAACGATGGGTAGCTTGTTAATGAAGTTACGCTCAACGCTGAAGCCTACGCCTGTGCCGCACATCAGAACATACATTAACTCGTCAAAGCTACGTGGTGAGTCAATGTGCAGGTAGCT